TTTGTTCCCACATCGTATTGCTCCAGAAAAGCAGGTTGAAATCTTTCGTGATTTAAAAGAACACTTGCCGCAATATGAATTCGTTGTGTGTCAAGATCAGCAACTTACAAAAAATGAATATCATAATTTGCTAGGCGAAGCTAAACTGGTATTCAGTGCTAACCTACAAGAAACGCTGGGCATCAGTTGGTATGAAGGCGCTATCGTAGATGCTATACCTATGGTACCGGATCGTCTAAGCTACAGCGAAATGGCTTTAGACACATTTAAGTATCCTAGTGTCTGGACTGAATCTTTTGATGCCTATACTGTATATCGACCAGATATCTGTAAAACAATTATAGAACATATGGAAAATTACAGAACTCGTATACCTAGCCTAAATAAACAGGTAGAAGTATTAAAAGAAAACTTTTTTAGTTGTAATAAACTATTAGAGATGTTAAAATAATATAATATATGTCATCCACGACATTAACTCGGAGAACTATAATTGACAAAAGAATTCACACCCGATCCTATTATGAACCAACCTAATCCTGGAAAGTTTGTTGAGGACAAATACGAACCGCTAGGTAAACCGGTTTACGTTAAAAAAGAAACGGGCCTGGACGCGATGGCAGGCGACGGCGGTTATCAAGAAGCATATCTAGGCGATCATCTTCGATTTAAATTTAAACGTGAAGGCAAACGTTTCTGGGCCGGCGATAACATCAGCGAATACCTACACAACGGCGATAAAGAAAAACTAATAGATGAAGCCACAGAAGCATTTGAAACTGTGCTGGATAGATTGCTTATTGATCGTGAGAACGATCCCAATAGTCAAGGCACAGCACGTAGACTTGCCAAGATGTACTTTAATGAAATAATGGCAGGAAGATATGAACCGGCACCAGACGCAACAGCGTTTCCAAATGATACAGAAGAACGCTACGAAGGCATGCTCGTGGTTAGAAGTGAACTACGCAGTATGTGTAGTCATCATCACCAGCCTGTATCTGGTGTCGCTTATATTGGGATTATCGCCGCACAAAAGCTCATTGGTTTGTCTAAGTACACTCGTATTGCTCAGTGGTGCGCTCGTCGTGGTACTTTGCAGGAAGAACTCTGCAACGACATTGCCCGAGAAATAATGAAAGCAACAGATAGCGAGAACGTAGCGGTTTATGTACAAGCGATTCATGGATGCTGTGAGAATCGTGGCATTATGGCACACTCTAGTCTAACGCAGACTACTGTACTCAAAGGATCGTTCAAAGACGACCCTCACACAAAGAAAGAGTTTTTTGACAACATTAAATTACAACAAGAATTTGCGCCGAGGTAATTATGACTACATGGAAAATTTCAAACTATAATAAGAAGAATGCTGTCGAAAGACAATTCTGGAGAAAGGATGATAAAGTTATCATTAGAGAAGAAGGATTTCGTTGGGGTACGTGGTATTGTGAAAGCGACGAAAAACCAGATATCGACTTAAAAAATCCAGAAGGATTTGAAGTAGGATACGCTGATGAGTACGAATGGGAACTCGATAGTATGGATGACGGCTGCTGGGCCGACACAGAAGCTGGACAAAATACCACTGACGCAGATATAGAAGAGTTTAATGCAGCATGGGAAGAAGATACGTTTGACGGCGTCGAAGCACTCGGTTGGAACAATGACGACACTGAATATTGGATTTACGGACCGTTGCAATTAATCAACGAAAGTACTGGCGAAGAATTTATTGGAGAAGACGAATGAGACAACAAATGATTGGTGTTTTAAAACAACACTTCGAAGCACACATTCTTAAACATAAAATGAATGTAGATATTATGTTAAACAATCCTATGGCTATTCACGATCACACCGATCTTATGGATGCCATTGAAAAAGAAGTGGCATTGATTGCAGAATACGTAGACAAGCTAGAAGTTATGGAAAAATACTTTAAGGAATAATCATGCAGACAAGAGTAAAAGAAGATGTAAATGAAATAGGCAGATGCGGGTGTGGTCGTAGTCCCACTGGTAAGTGTATTGGCTGGCACGGACTCGAAGAAGGTGAATTCCGGGAAAAGCTAGCTGAATGGGAATTAACTGACCTAAATAACAGATTAGAAGAAGCCAAGGAGCCAAAATGAACTCCGTGGAACTTGCTAACAATCTCATAACTCGAGCGATGAACCTACAACTGTTTGAAGTGAAAAGAATGCTAGATGGTCCGTTGGAGTTTAACGGATCTGTTCCTTTTGATATTAGAGCCAATCAAGAATGTGCTTGGTTTAATGTTTATGCAGTCAATCAAAAAGAAGCAGAAGCAAAAGTAGATGCCTGGCTTGATAGAACCGATTTAGATGATTAAACCATTGCGTGATGATCTAATGGTCCAGCAACAACTACCTGCCGGACAAACAGTTAACGGTGTTTGGCAACACATGGTAGCTGTGATCATGTTAAATCAAACTGGACGCATACCAGTTAAAACAGTATTTCCGATCTTTATAGATAGATGGAATACTCCTAATAAATTCCTAAATGCCACTGAAGAAGAAGTAAAAGATGTCATATGGCCTTTGGGAATGGTTAATGTCCGATATAAAAGACTGCACGGAATGACAAATGACTTCTTGACTTGGCAGCACGAAGATGCTACAATGTTATATGGCATTGGAAAATACGGTTCTGATTCATATGAAATATTCTTCAAAAGAAACTATACTGTAGAACCAACTGACAAAGAGCTCAAGCGTTATCTAAGAGAAGAGGTTTTTGATGTTGCTTAAATTATTAGAAAAATTAGGTCGTAAGAGAATCATTATGGATCGTATTAACAACGAGCCGTATCTCGAACGATACTATCTTTTTCTAAAAGAACGAGAACGGTTTCCGTTTAACATATTCCTTCATAAGTTTTTAAAAGGTGATCCAGATGATGTTCACGATCATCCATGGCCCTATGCCACACTTATTTTAAAAGGTGGCTACTACGAATGGATACCGCAGTTTAACGACGATGGAACTAAGTCATGTGAGATCCGCAAATGGAGAGGTCCTGGTCATTTCCGTATTTGCAGTTCTAATTCGTATCATCGAGTAGAGTTAAAGCCAGGCATAACTGCATGGACACTATTCATGCCCGGTCCGCAAAAGCGAGAATGGGGTTTTTTAGTAAACGATCGATGGGTACAGAACGAATCCTATATGATTAACCGTAGAGAGAAACATGGAAAAGCGTAAAGTAAGTTGGCACGAGTTTCAAAACTTAGTTGGAAAGATATGTAGAGACATTGTATTAAGCGATTGGCGGCCCGACTATGTAGTTGGCATCACCCGGGGAGGTTTACTCCCTGCCGTCATGATCAGCCAATATTTTAATATTCCTTGTGAAGCATTAAAAGTCAGTCTACGTGATAACGGTGGCGAACATGCTACAGAAAGCAATCTATGGATGGCTGAAGATGCTTTTGGAAATCCGCACGATGAGGTTGACTTTTATGAAGGCAATCCTATGTCTTTGTTTGAAAACAGCACAGCCAAACAAATATTAATCGTTGATGACATTAACGACACTGGCGCTACCGTTAATTGGATTTTAAAAGATTGGCCTAGTGGATGTTTCCCCAATGATCCAGAATGGGACAACATATGGAATACTAATGTTCGATTCGCCACTGTATTCGATAACCTAGCTAGTAAGTCTGCGATTAGAATGGATTATGTGGGTGAGGAAATTAACAAAGAAGAACATCCAGTATGGATTGAATTTCCGTTCGAAGAATGGTGGACTAAATGATCGATTCTAAAATCAAAGTTCGCTGCACAGATGCAGGCAAAGACTTCGACATGCACATACTAGGATATAAGCCTAAGGTATTCTTAGACGTTGCGTTTCAAACTCTTAAACTACGATTGGTTTATATGGAACGTACTAAAGCATTTGCAGGCAGTCTTGGCGGCCGTGAGTTTGTTGTCCGCGAAGATGATCTTCCTAAAGAACGTGTAGAGTATCAGCGATGAAAAATCAGATATGTGTTCCGTGGAATGGTCAAAGTACCATGTGGTGGAATGAAATCTGTGCTCGTATAATCGAACACTTCGGTCTTCCGGGCGATAAGTACACCACAGAAGTAAGTGAAGATAACATGAAGTTCTTTTTTAACGACGAGAGAGAAGCATTATTGTGCAAGATAATGATCAGCGACCAACTATAAAAGATGTGATAATTATTATCTTAGGTGTATCTCTTATGGTCTGTTTTTTGATTACGGTCAAATCAGAAGGTAGATATTACGACTGCGGAATGGCAGAATGGCATCCCGATATTCCGAACAAAGTTAAAGAAGAATGTAGAAGATTGCACTACGAAGAATGGAAGCGTCAACAAGAAGAAAGTAAAAAGTCGATATCAGTATGAAATCATGGACATTAACAGTTGAAGACGATGGTATCTTACCCTTGCCCAAGGATCTGCTAGACGAAGCTGGATGGAAAGAGGGCGATAGTTTACATTGGATTGACAATCAAGACGGCTCATGGACTTTGGTCAAAGAAGACTTGACAACTTTCATCAATAAAGGTATAATAAACAATGAGCAAAATTAAAATAGCAGAGCTGTTCTACAGCATACAAGGTGAAGGACGCTATATGGGCGTCCCGTCTGTGTTTCTACGCACATTCGGCTGTAATTTCCGCTGTGCAGGCTTCGGTATGCCGCGTGGTGAACTGAGCAAAGAAGCAGACGATATTGCAGTTATGAATGCCATGCATCCATTTCAGAAATACGAAGAACTTCCGTTAGTTAGTACAGGGTGTGATAGTTATGCAAGTTGGCATCCCGACTTTAAGAATCTTAGTCCAATGCTTACAAGCGATGCTATTGTAGAACGTACCATGGAAATATTGCCAAACAACGAGTGGGGTACTGCACACTTGGTGATCACAGGTGGCGAACCGTTGTTAGGTTGGCAGCGAGCCTATCCTGATTTACTAAATCATCCAAAGATGGGCAAGTTAAAAGAAATTACTTTTGAAACAAATGGTACTCAGAAGTTATCCGAGAGCTTTAAACAGTATCTAAAACAATGGGCACAGAATCCTCCATTTGTCAGTAGAGAAATCACATTCTCAGTAAGTGCTAAACTTCCTTGCAGTGGCGAAAAGTGGGAAGAAGCGATTCTTCCGGAAGTTGTTTGCGAGTACGAAGAAGTTGGCACAGCATATTTGAAGTTTGTTATTGCTACAGAAGAAGATTTTGAAGATGCTAAACGTGCAGTTATTGAATATCGTAAAGCAGGCTTTAAAGGTCATGTGTATCTAATGCCAGTGGGCGGTGTAGAAAGCGTATACGCATTAAACAATCGTCGTGTAGCAGACTTAGCCATGAAGAACGGCTTACGCTACAGTGATAGATTACAAGTGCCGTTATTTAAAAATGAGTGGGGAACTTAATGAAAATTATCAAAAAATTGTTTGGACTAGACAAGCTCGAAGAATCGATAGCCAAAGCAGAAAAAGATCTAATTGATGCCAATCGAAGGTTAGAAGAAGCTGAGAAAGCTGCTAACATTGCCAAAGATCAAGAAGATTTAGCTAAATTAACTCCAAAAGAAAGAGCCAGCCGCAAGAAAGAACCATGGGTAGGGGTGCTAGAAACTCATGTAAACCAAGATAACATCAGAAATGGATTCTTTGAGCTTGACTGGAACGACCTTTTTGTGTTAAAATTAAAGCAAGAGGGATACGGTGAAGAAGGTGATTTGGATGAAGAAATCGTCGATCGTTGGTTTAGAGAACTCTGTGCAAATGTTGTAGTCGACGGAGACTACGGTGGTCCTGTTAATACAGGTGTTATTGATATAAACAATGTGAAAAGAAACAATAAATGACCTATATTTTAGTTGATACTGCTAATACATTCTTCCGTGCTAGACACGTTATCAACGGTGATGCTGACATTAAGTTGGGCATGGCATTCCACATTACACTAAACTCTATTAGAAAAGCATGGCAACAGTTTAACGGCAGTCATGTTATTTTCTGCTTAGAAGGTCGTTCGTGGCGTAAGGACTACTATGCTCCGTACAAACGCAATCGTTCAGATGCTCGTGCAGCACACACTGTCAAAGAAGCAGAAGAAGAAAAAGTCTTTTGGGAAGCATTTGACGAGTTTAAAAACTTTGTAACTGAAAAAACTAATTGTACTGTTATGCAACATCCGCAATTAGAAGCAGACGATCTTATTGCAGGTTGGATACAAAGCCATCCTGATGATAATCACGTTGTTATCAGCACTGATACAGACTTCGTACAATTAATTGCACCAAATGTGAAACAGTACAATGGTGTTATGGAACAGACTATCACGCACGAAGGAATATTCGATGACAAAGGCCGGCCTGTTATTGACAAAAAAACACAAGAAGCAAAAAAAGCCCCGGATCCGGAATGGCTCCTGTTTGAAAAGTGTATGCGTGGTGATACCAGTGATAATGTCTTCTCGGCGTATCCAGGTGTGCGTACTAAAGGCACAAGCAAAAAAGTGGGTCTTACTGAGGCGTTCGAAGATCGTGGCACCAAAGGATATGCGTGGAACAATCTCATGCTTCAGAGATGGACTGATCACGAAGGCAAAGAACATCGTGTGTTAGAAGATTACGAACGCAATCGCCGATTGATCGATCTTGCTCACCAGCCAGAAGATATTAAAAATATCATTAAAGAAACTATCAACACAGCTACATCTGCAAATAAGAATATCAGCCAGGTTGGTATTAGACTTATGAAATTTTGTCATCTGTATGATCTTAAAAAGATTGCAGATCAGGCAGCTAGTTATGCCGAACCATTAAATGCGAGGTACACACTATGACAGACTTACA